CGGCGGGTCTTGCTGATAGAGGGCGTCCCACATCCACGGAAAACCAGAGGCGACATAGCCATCGCGGATCGATTGGAGCGCCGCCAGGTCGAACCGCTCCGGCCAGAGGGCATGGCCATCGGACCCAATAGCGGGCATCCGAAACCGCGTCCACTGCTCGCCGCCAATAGCCGCGTCAGCCATCAGCTTGCCGTTCAAGTCCTGCGGGTGCGTGCGGCTGGCCACGATGATGATGACGCCGCCGGGTTCGAGCCGGTTGCGGATCGTGCCGTAATACCACTGGTGAATTCGCTTGCGTTCGGCCTCCGACAAGGCTTGCTCGATTTTGCCGAAATAGTCGTCGATGACTACCAGATCAGCACCGCGGCCGTAGAGCCCGGAGCCGGCCCCGATCGCTCGGAGCGTTCCGCCGGCAGTCGTCTCCCATCGGTTCCTCGCATGAATGTCCGAGCGGATGCCAAAGCCAAACAACTCTGGCCCCCACTCGGCGAAAATGTCCCGCGAGCGGACGGAGAACTCAGATGCCAGGTCTTCGTTTGCCGAGGTCACGACGATTGAACCTCGTGGAAACTTGCCCAAATACCACACGGGGAAATGAACGGTTGCCAGTTCACTTTTGCCATGTCTGGGTGGCATCTCAACGATGATCCGCTTTTCCAGCCCCATTGCTGCCTTGCCCAGCAGGTCGCCCAGCATTTTCAAGTGTCGCGCCCACTGCCAGCGACCCCGACTCACCACGCGGGCAAATCGCCACGGGCTGCCCAGTACCATGTTCAAGGTTTCCAAACGCGTCCGCTCTTGCGTTATCCTCTGCGATTTGCCGGCGGATCGCCTCGATGTCGAGATTGGTGGTTTCATGATGATTCACGTCCGATTCGATTTTCTGCTTCTCAGTCTGGTCGAGGTATTGTTTGCCCAACCAAATCAACATCGTTCGATCACCCGCAAGGGCCAGGTCGAGCTGCTTCTTTCGGAGCCTCATTTTGAGATCATCGCGCCCTTTTGTCAGATTCTTTGCAAATCGCCGACCGATTGTCGCAGAACTGCAACCCGTTATGGTGGCAATTTCGGTGTTGGTGCAGCCCACTCCGGCCAATACTTCAACCAAGTGGGGATCGACAGGTATCTTGGAACGTGGCATGGCTTCCGTAACCTCCACTTTTACGTCCGGTTTTCTTCCGATTTCGTTCCCTGTATGACCCCTCCCACGGACAAGGGGAACGGGGTTCCCTCGTCATACCAGGCTCACCAATTTCATCCCGGTCGGCTTCACCGCCATCCCAAAAACGGCGAGCACCAACGCGTCCGATTGGTCCGGGCTGCAGCCGAGCAGCTTCGTCATCGTCACTTTGTCCTTGTCCTCATCGCCTGGCTTGGCTTGCTTCGGTGGCAGGAAAATCCGGCCCTCTTCGTCGTACCATAGCGGCACAGGGGCGAGTTGCCGGCGAAGTTCGGTGTAGCGGGCGGGAATGGCGAAGCCGCCGCTTGCCGGATCGAGCCGCAGCCGCAGCAAATGGTACATCTCGGCCCGCCGGTTCTTGTAGGCGTACCGCTCTTCGTCCTGGGCCACCCTGGTCTTGAGCGGGCTGACTACACCGCGAGGCCGTTTGTCGGGCGTGATGGTCGAGCCAAAGGCCACCGTGCGAACCATGTAGCCTTTTTTCCGCAAGGCATCGGCATGTTCGAGGCCACCGCCGCCACGGTCGAAGAAGACCTTCTCGGGCGGCACAAAATGCTTCCGCATGAAACCGAGCACCCATCCAGGTATCTCGCTGGTATCGGGCGTCTTGCGGGCCTGCAGCTCGATCAGCCCGAACCGATCGAGGGCCGCCACGACGGTTTCCGCCGAGCCTTCGCCTGTATCGACCCCGATGGCTGCCGCTTGCCGCCTCGCCGTCTTGATCCGCTCGGCGAACTGCTCTGCATGGTTCAGCCATTCGGGCGGATACATCAGGACTTCCGCGCCCGCGTACCATTCGGCGTCAAGACAGACGCATTGTTGAATTGCGTCCCAATCGCGGCGGTTGCGGAGATAGGTGGCGTAGCTCTTCACGCCCGGCACCAGGATACGGTGGGAAGGCTCGCGGCCAGCTTTGATTTCGGCCAGGGCATAGCGAACGTTCGGGCTCTCCTCGGCCTTGATCCTGATGATTTTCCGGTCAAATCCGTTGCCATCGATGGCCGGGATGTCGCCGCCCTTATCCTTCGTCTCTGGATTACCCTTGACCGCATGCTTGAAAAAGTTGTCGCAGGCCCATGGGTTGCCGAAGATCAAGGCCCGGTGCATCCACGTGTCGGCCATCTTGTAGTACCCATCGGGAACAGAAGAGGACTCATCGCAGACAAAAAGCGTCAGGGGCAACACAAGCTGCTCCTCCATCGAACCCGGCGCCGCCGTGGCGTGGTGCCCCTGCATGGCGGCCAGCTTGTCCTCGGAGGCGACCATGCCCGTCACATAGCTCACGTCCTCCGGCTTCGCCTCGACTACCCGTTTGATCTCACGCTGGTTGACGATCAGGCCGGATGTCATGCCGACCTTCGGATCGTACATGAGCGGGTACCGGCAGGTGGAGAGGAATTGGCCGATCTCGCCCCACAGCACCCGCAAGTGATCGTCCTTGGCACTGGTGGTCACCACGCGGCACGGATGACGGGTGAGGAAGAAGGCGAGCACGATGAACGCTGCCACGAAGTCCTTACCCATCTCGTTGGCCGCCGGCACGACGGTAATGCGGTTTTCCCACACGCTGCGGATGATCTCCTGCTGCTGGCGGTAGAAATGGACGGTGGGCCAGAAGGCGTCAGCCAGTACGAGCGGGTCGATCTGTTCGGCGGGATTAGCTGTCACCATTTCCGGTCACCGTGAGTTGTCCACCTGATCCCACTTCCTCGATGGCAAGCTCGATCGGATCGGGCCGAGTGGCTGGCGGACAGTATAGTTGCTGCAAGTCCACCACGGCGTGGTGGTAATTGTTCGTCTCCAGCCGCTCGACATACCCGCGCCCCTTGCCTTGGCATTTCAGGGCGAAGCAGACGGCCCAGCCCTCGCCGGCGAGCACGGCCCGCTTGAGGGCCGATTCCGCGAGGTCCACCAGGCCCTCCCGCTCCTCCTGGACGATGGCCTGTAGCTCGGGGTTCTTCTGCATCCTGGCCCAGAGGTTCGTCCGCGTGTAGCCGAGCTTCTGAGCGGCCAGCACGACGGCGCCGTTGGTAGCCCGCAACACTTCGGCGATTTTTGCATCGCTAATACGCGGGCGATGAGCACGTTTCGGCTTCGGTTCGGCCGGCGCGGATGGAACGGCTGCCTCGACTGTTGTTTCCGTATTTTGCGGGTTCACTTTATCCATTTTTCAACCGGATTTCTCAGTTCTGTCCGTGGCTTTCTGGCAGATGGCCTTCTTGCCTGTGAAGTTTTCCCAACGCTGCACGGTGGCGTCACAGTACACCGCGGCGCCGTGCGTCTGCCGGAACGTGGCCCACGTGTCCCCGCGGCAGTGGGCGTCGATGGGGCTGCCGGCTCCGGCGGGGGCTGCTCGCCGCGTTCGAGGTTGTCCAAGGTGTCGAGGTTTGGTAGTACAGAAACAGGCGGGACAACTGACTCGCCGAGACAAACCAATTTTGTCCCGCCTTGTCCTGCCTCTCACTCTTTTGTCTCGGCCTGCTTCTTTTTCTTCGACCCGTGCTTGCGACCGCCGGCCGCCTTCCGACGCATCCACTCGGGCATGGCCGTCAATTCCTGCTGTGCGTCTGGGTCAGTTTCCCCTTGGGGTGTCTCCTGGCCATAGGCTACGAGTGCCTTCCGTTGCTCTTCTGTAAGCGGCGGAATGATACCTAAGTCCTCAAGGATGACCTGAGAGGCTGCCAATGCATCAACAGGGAAGTTGCATGTCGTTTCCTGCCGAACCTGAATCGGTCGCTGCGCGTCCCCCAACACAGTTAGCTCGGACTTATCACCCCAATCCTCCCTCCCAGGTCCGCTCCGCAGCCAAGTGTGAGGGGCCTGGCTGAACACCTTGTTTTCGGCTACCACCCTAGCGGCCGCCATCGCTTCGTCGACTTGGTGGAAAAAGTCCGAATATCGCTTCGCATACCCCTTCCTACGGCCCCTTCTCATCCACAAACAAAACGTGGACTTCTCGATGCCGGCGGCCCTGGCGGCCACGGTCGGAAAGCACCCCAACCGGATCAGGTTGGCGATCTTTGCCACGAGCGCCGGCGTCATTTTCGTTGGTCGACCTTTTCGTGCCATGGGATACCCCTATTGGGATAGATTTGGTCTCATGCCACGGCTTTCTGGCAGACGGCCTTCTTGCCGGTGAACTTCTGCCAGCGTTCGACGATGACGTCCGCGTAGGGCGGGTCCAGTTCCATGAGGAAGGCGTGTCGGCCCGCCTGCTCGGCTGCGATCAGCGTGCTGCCACTGCCGCCAAAGAGGTCCAGCACGTTCTCGCCAGCACGAGAGGAGTACTGCATCGCCCGCACGGCCAATTCGACCGGCTTCTCGGTAAGGTGGATCATGCTCTGCGGGTTGACCTTTTTGACGTGCCAGAGATCGGTGGCGTTGTTCGGGCCAAGGAACACGTGGGCCGCCCCTTCCCGCCAGCAATAAAAACACCACTCGTGCGCGCCCATGAAGTCCTTCCGAGTCAGTACCGGGTGTTCTTTGTCCCAGATAATCGCCTGCGAGAAGTACAGACCAACCTTCTTGAGCACCGGCGGATAGTTCGCACAGTTCGCGTAACCACCCCAGATATATGCGGCCCGGCCGGGCTCCAGCACCCGCGCCATGTTGCCAAACCATGCGTTGAGCATCCGGTCGAAGTCAACCTCCGAGACGAAGTCGTTGGCCAGGGGCCGGTCCTTCGCCCGCATCTTGCGACTGGCGTGCCGTGCCGAATTCGTTGGCTTATTGCCGTAGCTGGCAAACGAACTGTTGCCGGCGGCGATGGCATTGTTGCTGCGGGGCTCAACCTTCACGTTGTAGGGCGGGTCGGTATTCACCAACTGGATCGCAGCACCGGTCAGCAGCCGGTCGACGTGCTCCGGGCTGCCGCTATCGCCGCAGAGCAGCCGATGGTCCCCAAGAATCCACAGGTCGCCCGGCTGGGTAATGGCCTCGTCGGGGGGCTCGGGAATCTCGTCCGGGTCGGTCAGCCCGTCTATCCCCGCCATCACGATCGCGTTCTGCCTGGCGAGGTCGTCCAGCATTCGTTGCACGGCCTCGCTGCCCGCACTTGCCTCGGCCAGCAGCTTCGCCAAGGCATCTTTGTCGGCCTCGGCCATCGCCGCCAACGGGTCGAGGGTGAGCATGAGCTTGTCGGCCTCGGCCTCGGTCAGGTCTAGCACCAGCGTAGGGATCATCTGCTCCGGGTCCAGCGACTGCCGAAGATGGCCATCAATTACACCAAAACGGCCGTCAGGTAGTACCCTGGCGAGAGCGGCATCGGCGTAGCCTATTTCAGAGAGGATGCCCTGGAGGGCCGCACGCTGCTCCTTGCCGTGAATTCTCCAATTTTTTGGACAGGGAACGAGGTCACCAGCCCTTACCCGACGGAAATCAACGATTCGGTCACGGATCATTTTTGCGCTACCTTGTGCATAGAAACCGAGCGATAACCGGGCTTTGCCCCGATGCCGGCGGGCCTGGGAAGGAACCAACCCGCCTGTACGCCACGTTTGCGCCTGTTGGGCCGCTGGCAGCCTTGGGACGGGGGTTTTGGCCAACGGCGCGAACGGAACGCAACACGGCGCAACGTGGGCGACGTAGCCTATTCATCGTGCTCCCTATTCTCGCTCGGGTCTTGCGTCGCGTCGGTCCGTTGCCCCAACGTTAAGAGGTTTGCGCCTGAATCGTAGCAAATTTCGGAAGGCGGTTTTCCAACTGTTGGTATGATTCCAAAATCGACATTCAAGATGAGTCGTTGGCCACAGTCCCGGCATCGCGAATATCGAACCTGACTGCCATCGCCAAGATCGGTTGTCCGGTAGGCCCGCAGCCGCACCGAATTGCACACTGGACAACGCCAGCGCTGCACGTCCACGCGGATTGGCTTGGGCTTGGCAGGCTGGCGGGGCTTGGTGGTCACGCTGGTTGCTCCACAATGCCGGGTGGCAACTGGCATCGTGCTGCCGTCTCGCTGTCGTGTGGACTGGGCGATTCGAGGTGCTCGGCACGCATTGCGGCAGCGTCGGTGAGGCCGTGCTCGCTGTCGGTGTTATCCGAACCCGCCAGAACCGGCCGGTCGGCGGCCGTGGGGGCGGCTTGTGATTGGGGGGTGGGTGAAATGAACCGTTCACCTTCAGCCGTCAATTTCCATCCACCCCTTTGACCAACCTTCTCGACTAGGCCGCGACGAAGAAGATCGTTCAGATTCCACCTGATGGTTCGTTCTGGCATTCCGAG